AGAGAAAGCGCGAAAGCCCCAACGGCCGCACGGGTGAGTCAGCCGCCGCACTGGATAGTCGGCAGGGGCTGCCTCGGATGACGGCGGGAAAGACCGCAGGAGTGGCAGGTTTGCCATGCGCTGGATAGCCATGTGGGGTTCGACTCCCCTACACTCCACGAACAAAAGTAATAACGAACTAAAAACAGAGGACAATGAAAAGAGTGATAACAGTAACCCGCTCCCAACGGGAATTTTTGGCAAAGGCCTTCGGTGTGACGAAGGAGATGGTGAGCTACGCATTGAACTTTCACCCGGTGAAGGGTCAGAGCGACCTGGCAAAGAAGATACGCAGCCTTGCCGTTCAGCGTGGCGGTTTTGAGCTTGTTACGGCTCCTACGAGCGAGGTGGTGCATGACGCAGACAACATGATGCGCCAGCACTTCGAGAACGGCTGGATGTGGGAAGGCGACAAGAACACGGGCGTACTGGAGTTGAAGGACGAGAAAGGCGATGTGGTGGAACGCATCGAGCACGCCGGGTTTACAGACATCAAGACCGTGCAGGAGAAGGTGGAAGCCATGTGCTGCACCACTATGTAAGGAGAGAACCGCAAGAAGGAAAACAAAGATAAAAGGAAATGGAGTACTACAACAAGATATTGTGCGTGACGTTTGCCGAGCTGACGGGCGGCAGAGACCCCGTGATGAAGGCGAACACGCTGAAATGCAACGTGCAACGCAGCAACATAGCGTGTGCACGTCGTGGCGGCGGCGAGGGAACTCAGGCACTGTATGTGTGGAGCAGTATTCCGGAGAAGTACAGACGGCGGTTTGTGGCGACATACGGCGACCCAGAAGAAAAGATGCGAGAGGCTATGACAAAGGCAAGCATAAAGATAGATGCGAAGGCGCGTGAGTATTACGAAGCCTACACCTATATGGACAAGGACGGGCAGGAACGCCACCTGACGGAGAAGATGATAGAGGAATATACCATCAACGCCTCGGTGCTTGGCGAGCTGGAGAAGATGGCGGCAAGACGCCAGGCCATCCGCAGCAGCTTGAACGCTCCGATGTCGGGTGCGTGGGACTTGATACTTGACAGTTCGGAACGTATGCGCGAGAGCTACGGCCACACGCTCCCGGGCACATTGGCGCGACTGAAGACGCGACTGAAGGCTTGGAAGGCCGATGGTTACCAGAGCGTGGTGAGCGGTAAGCTGGGCAACTCATCGGCACTGAAGATAACCGGTGACTTTCTGAAACTGATTGTAGCTTTGAAGCGCAGCAAGGTGCCGGTATACACCGACGCGCAACTGTTTGAAAAGGCGAACGAGATAGCTGAGGAAAGAGGCTGGAAGCCGATAAGAAGCCTGAGCGGTATGAAGAAATGGCTGAACAGCCCTGCGGTGGAGCCTTTATGGTATGACGCCGTATATGGCGAGCAGGCTGCGCGTCAGCGTTACGGCAGAAAGCACAAGACTGCACTTCCGACACGCAGGGACACACTGTGGTATGGTGACGGCACGAAGCTGAACCTTTACTATAGGGACGAGCAGGGCAAGGTGCGGACGACCCAGGTGTATGAGGTGATCGACGCGATGAGCGAGGTGCTTCTGGGCTACTGCATCAGCGACACAGAGGACTATGAGGCCCAATACCACGCCTACCGCATGGCAATCCAGAAGAGCGGCCATAAGCCTTATGAGATTGTTTATGACAACCAGGGCGGCCACAAGAAGCTGGATTCTGACGGCTTTATCGGGAAGATCTGCAGGGTGCACCGCCCGACACAGCCCTACAACGGCGAGTCGAAGACGATAGAGAGCGTGTTCGGACGGTTTCAGGCGCAGGTGCTGCATAAGGACTGGCGCTTCACGGGTCAGAACGTGACGGCGAAGAAGGCGTCGAGCCGCCCGAACGTGGAGTTTATCGAAGCCAACAAGGACAGTCTGTACACTCTGGAGGAGCTGAAAGATGCCTATGCCGCAGCCCGTAAGGAATGGAATGAGGGTGTGCACCCTGCCACCGGTGAGCGTAGGATAGACATGTATGAGAAGAGCGTGAACGAGGAGACCCAGGAAGTGACGCTGCACGACATGGTGGACATGTTCTGGGTGTTTACGAAACGCATGGCGACGTTCACGGACCAGGGACTGCAGGTGACGATCAAAGGCGAGAAGCGGCAGTACGAAGTGTGCTCTTCGCCCGGTGTCCCCGACCACGAGTGGCGAAGGAAACACACCTACGAGCGTTTCATCGTGGCTTACGACCCTTACGACTTTGCGAGCATCAGACTCTATACAAAAGGCACAGACGGCTCGTTGCGCTTTGAGCGGACTGCAGAACCCTACATACTGATACACCGAGCGCTGCAAGACCAGCAGGGGACGGACGATGCGAAGTTTATCCGCCAGGAGCAGGAAGCCAACCTTCAGGATCGCATAGAGCGTACGGTGGCCGGCCGGACGATAGCCGCCGAGCATGGCACGGACGCGGAGCAACAGGGTCTGCACTCGCCGAAGTTGAAGGGCACGACGGCAGCCGTGCAGCGGCAGATAGACCACCGAATGGAGCGTTACTCGCAGCCGCCTGAGCAGTACCAGCTGGGAAGACACACGAAATCGCTGAGCCTTGACGACTGGCTGGACGTGATGGACGGCAAGGCCGATGACGAAATGAGGATACCGCTACTTCCGGAGAAGAAGATAGCATCGAAACTATAAGAACGAAAATAAAGACCAAACGATATGAACGAGAAACAGAAAGAACAGATACGCGAGGCCCTGCGCCTCTATGTGATGAAATATCCGAGCCAGAACAAGGCTGCAGCCAGTCTGGACGGCACGAGTGCCGGCACGGTAAGCTCAGTGCTGAGCGGCAAGTGGGAGAACATCAGCGACGACATGTGGCGAAAGATAGCCTCGCAGGTGGGAACCGCCACCCCCGGTGCCTGGCAGATGGTGGAGACCACGGCAGCAAAGGAGATGGCCTATGCGATGACTGACGCCCAGGAATGGAAGAACGTGACCTGGGTGGTGGGCGAAGCCGGATGCGGCAAGACCACGGCAGCGCGGCTTTACGAGCGTGAGCACAGCGGTGCCTACTACATTCTGTGCTCGGAAGACATGAAGCGCAGCGACTTTATCCGCGACATTGCGAAGAAGATAGGTCTGAGGACTGACGGCATGACGATAAGAGACATGCTTGACGCGATCATCGGCGCGCTGATACAGACGGAGAGCCCGGTGCTGCTGTTCGATGAAGCTGACAAGCTGACGGAAAGGGTGTTCCACTACTTCATAGACCTGTATAATAGGCTTGAGGACAAATGCGGCATCGTGTTTTTCTCGACCTCTTATATCAAGCGCAGGATGAAGATGGGACTGCGTTATGACAAGAAAGGCTATAACGAGATACACTCCAGGATAGGACGCAAGTTCTTCGAGCTGGAGCAGACAAGTCCGAACGACGTTTATGCGATCTGCGTGGCGAACGGACTGACCGACCGCAAGAAGATAGCTGAGGTGGTGAAGGACGCCGAGCAGTATGACTTCGACCTGAGGAGGGTGAAGAAAGGTGTACACAGAGTGAAGCAGATGGACGCTTGAACGGTGTTCAAATAACATTCAAACGATATGAAAAGAGCGATAAGCGTGAGCGAGCTGCTTGCGATGAAGAAGCAGACCTACAAGCTGAGCGACGAGTGGCGGGAGGCGTTCGGCGAGCCTGAGCGGAACGGTGTGTGGTTCGTGTGGGGTCGAAGCGGAAGCGGCAAGACGAGTTTCGTGCTGAAGCTGTGCAAGGAACTATGCCGATTCGGGCGAGTGGCTTATGACAGTCTGGAGGAAGGTTCGAGCCTGACGATGAAGAACGCCTTTATACGAGCCGGGATGCAGGACGTGGCACGCCGAATGGTGCTGCTGGATGCCGAGAGCATGGAGGACCTTGACAAGCGGCTGTCTAAAAGGAAAAGCCCCGACACGGTGGTGATAGACTCCTACCAATATACGGGCATGAGCTTTGAGGACTATCTGGCTTTCAAGGCCCGGCATCCCAACAAACTGCTCGTCATCATCAGCCAGGCCGAAGGCACACGCCCGAAGGGGCGTACAGCGGTGAGCGTGATGTTTGATGCCTCGCTGAAGATATGGGTGGAGGGATATAGAGCCATATCGAAGGGGCGATATTTCGGGGACAAGGGCTACTACACCATCTGGGCGGAGCGAGCTGAAGAATATTGGACCAACAACGACAAGAAGCAATGAGCAAAGATATGAACGACTACCGGCAGGGTGACACGATATACATCCTGCTGAAGAAGATCCAGGCGGAGGGTGTGATGGACGAATGGCTGGAGGGTAACTGGCAATGTGACCTAACGGTACACCGCAGTCAGAAGAACAAAGGGTGTGTGGTGCTGGAGACCACCGACCTGATGTTTGCGGCACGGATTATCCAGTGGCACACTTATGAGAAAGTAACATATAAGCGACCAAGCAACAAAAAACGATGAACATGATGGACGATACGATAGAGCAAATCGTGAAGGCGGCAAAGGAAGCCGTGAAGTGCTACGGCGGTGACGACCAGTACATGATATTGGAAGAGGTGAGCCGCCGTCTGCAGGAAGAAGGCCACACCGCCCTTATGGTGGAATACTTAGGAGAGGAGGTGGTGAACGATGAGCAGTAAGCACCGAATGATATGGCTGACGCCACCAGTTTACGGCAGCAAGGAAGAACGGATTGAGAGCCGAGGATATACTTGCGAATACTGTCATGGTCAGGGCGGTTTTTTAGGCGACCGGAGCAGCCCGACCGACAGCGAATGGAAAATATGCCCTGTGTGTGAGGGCAGCGGCAAGATGGACGCCGAAGTGACCATCAAGTGGAAACCCAACAAACGAGAAAATGACAAACAAAGAACCCATAAATATTGACGCAATGAAAGTTTTAGACGAGTTGAAAGCGTGGCTGAACGCAGAGCGCAAGGCCCGCAACGAGAAAAAGGCTGCGAAGAAAGCAGCTGCCTTAGTGAGAGAGAGCGAAGCAATAGTTCAGGCGCGCGAGTTCAGCGGTGAGATGTACGTGTGTTTCAACAACGTGCCTATACTGCCAGCCGACGGGCTGACCTGGGACGTGCCGACGACACTTGCCGTGGCGAGGGAGGCGTGGCTGAAATGGAAAGAAAAGGAGGCTGAGCATGAACCACGTCGATAACTACGGGAAGTTCTACAAGCTGCTGAAGCTTTTGCCAGGTGCGGACAAGGAGACCTTGGTGCGGCAGTTTACCAACGAGAGAACAGAGCACTTGCGCCAGATGACCGACAAGGAGTATGAGCTTATGTGCAATGAAATGGAGCGTGTGGCGGGCTATATATAATAAGGTGTCCTTGATTCTGCTGGTCACTCTTGCCACTTTTTCTATCTTCGGACTGAAATCCTTGAAGCGTTCGGGAGTATCGAACAGGTGTTGCAGGAACAGCAGGGTGCTGATGCAGCACCAGCAGGAGAAGACGACAGCCAGACTTCCCCAGTCGTACCAGTCGTTGCGGTAGAGCAGATAAATCCATAGGAAGATGGCAAAGAACTCGTGGCGGAACAGCTTGCTCCACTCCATTTTGCTCTGTCGGATGACCACGCCGATGAAGTAATAGGCAGCTGCGCTTGCCGACAGGGCTGGCGTTTCTGATATCAGAAGCAACGTAACAGCGAAGACGAAAAGACTGGCATAGGTATCTCTTTTCGTGTAATTCTTGCGTAAATCATTCCAATTCCTTCCATGGAAGCAGAAGTAGTAGAGTGCTCCGCAGATAATCATGGTCTGGATGAACCAATATGGACCGATGGAAGTAACGAATATCTTCTCACAAATCTGAGAGAGGGAGAGTTCCGTGATGCCATCTCTCACCGGCATGAAATAGGAGAGGACCGAGAATCCTGTCACCATGATGACGTAAGGCAAGGCGAGACATTTCAGATAGTTTCTCATCTGTTTTCCTGTCTTCTCGATATTCACGAGATAGCCCGTGATGATGAGGAAGGTAGGCATCATGAACGAGAGAATGCCTGCCTTGAGCTGGGGGTATGCGTTGCCGAAGCTCACGA